AGGGGCGACATAGCAGGTAAGCTAGAACGTCAGCGAGCAAGACGCGCTATTGATAAGAACGGTGCAGATAAAGACCATGACGGGAAAGCTGATCGTCGTGAAGGTAAGGATGTTGCACACCGCAAAGCACTAAGTAACGGAGGATCAAACAAAGACGGATACTTTATTCAAAACACTTCAAAAAACAGATCGTTCAAAAGAAATTCAAAAAGCGCACTTGTGTCTGAAACAAGTAAACGTGAAAAATAATATGGAGAGTAAATGGAAATCATCGACAACAGGGCGCTCTTATTGCGTCTAAAAAACCCGCAGACGGTTACCGCACACATACCTGATAGCCGCATCGTCGGTAAAGAACCTTCTGGTTCCACGCAAGTTCTTGTGAAGTGGGGGCTTCCTGAAGCCCAAGCCTTACGCAATCTTAAGATTCGTAACGTACCATCACCCATCATGCGTGATTACGCATGGGACGGTATACACAAACCGTTTGAGCACCAGAAAACCACAGCAGCGTTCCTGACATTGAACAGGCGGGCCTTTTGCCTCAACGAGCAGGGCACTGGAAAAACTGGATCAGTCATATGGGCTGCTGACTACCTGATGAAAGCAGGACTGATTAAACGTGTGCTTGTGATCTGCCCACTATCAATCATGGACTCGGCATGGCGCAACGATCTATTTAAGTTTGCCATGCACAGAAGCGTTGACATAGCCTATGGGCAAGCTGATAAACGTAAGAAGATTATCCAAGGTGATGCAGAATTTGTAATCATAAATTATGATGGGATGCCGATTGTCAAAGACGAAATCGCTACGGCTAATTTCGATCTAATTGTTGTAGACGAAGCGAACGCTTATAAAAATATTAGTACGGTGCGGTGGAGAACACTGTACAAATTACTTAAACCGGAAACATGGCTTTGGATGTTGACGGGCACACCCGCTGCACAGTCGCCGCTCGATGCGTATGGGCTTGGCAAACTAGTGAACCCATTAGGTGTTCCAAAAATTTATTCAGCATATCGTGACATGGTGATGTACCAGATCTCACGCTATCGATGGGAGCCAAAAGACAGTGCAACAGATACAGTATTCAACGCACTGCAACCTGCTATTCGCTTTACAAAAAGTGAGTGCCTCGATTTGCCTGACATGGTTTATGTCACACGCAACATCGAACTAACCCCACAACAAAAAAAGTATTATGAAACACTTCGCAAGCAAATGGTTGTCACCGCTGCCGGAGAAGAAATTACAGCGGTCAACGCAGCGGTTGGCTTAAACAAATTGCTACAAATTTCATGTGGCGCAGCCTACACCGACTCTGGCGAAACCGTAGTCTTTGACATCAAGAACCGCTACACCGTACTGCAAGAAGTCATCGAAGAAACAAACCATAAGGTTATTGTTTTCATTCCGTTCAAACATACGATTGAAGTGCTGAAAGAACGACTAACTGATGATGGCATATCAGTTGAGGTCATCAGCGGTGAGGTATCTGCGGGTAGCCGCACAAGGATATTTAATGACTTTCAAAGCACCTCAAACATCAAGGTGCTTCTTGTGCAGCCCCAAGCCGCAGCGCATGGGGTTACGCTAACCGCTGCCGATACGATTGTGTGGTGGGGGCCAACCCCCTCGCATGAGATCTACGCACAGGCCAACGCACGGGCGCACCGAGCAGGGCAAACAAACAAGGTGACTGTCGTACGGTTGGTAGGCAGTAACGCAGAAAAACATTTATACAAACTTCTTGATAGTAAAGTTAATGCCCACGTACAACTTGTATCCTTATACAAGGAAGTGCTTGACAAGAGCATTTAATGCCATTATATTAGCGGCATAACACAACACAGGAGAGTAAGATGACTGACAAAGAGGACGGTATCTCCGTCGATAAGCTAGTCCGCGTCTATATCAAGATGCGGGAAAAACGCGAAGCCCTAACCCGCGAATACGACACAGCATACGAAGCCATAAGCGAGAAGATGCGTTTGGTTAAGAACGAACTTCTCGACCAGATGCGCTCAGCCAATGTAGAAAGCATCCGCACCACCGAAGGGTTGGTGTACCGCACCGTCAACAAAAAATACTGGACGAGCGATTGGGATAACTTTTACAACTTCATCATGGAACACAACATCCCGCAGGTGTTAGAGAGGCGGGTGCATCAAAACAATTTGAAAGAGTTCTTGGAGAACAACCCCGATTTGCTGCCACCGGGGATGAATGTGGACAGCGAATACTCCGTAACCGTTCAACGTAGGAGAAATTAATGGAAGTCGTTGATGAGAAGTACATCACGATTGAAGATGTGGCGAAGCATTATTCAGTGTCAATCTCAACCGTGCGCTCGTGGATGCGAGCTGACATTATCCCCGCATTAAAGATTGCCAATGTGTACCGCTTCAAGCTGTCTGACGTTGACGCAGCACTGAAAAATTACAGCAAGGCAAAAGAAATCGAGGAGCAGAAGAAAGACCCTCGGCAGTTGGAACTTGACTTTAACCCAGACAAAGATCTGTAAGGAGAAATAGATGTCTGAATTAGCATTGTTCAAAGGTGGTTTACCCGCATATCTCAAAGATATGCAAGACGAAGCAACCCAAGCACTGGCAGGGGGTAGTGGCGGTGGCGGTGCAAAGCGTATCTCAATCGAAGGCGGTGTGTTTCGTATGCTTGTTGGCGGTAAGGAAGTAGCAGTCAACGAAGACCGCTCGATGAATATGATCATCGTTAAAGCTGCGGCAAACAACGCCCGTGTTTTTTACGCCGGTACTTATGTCAAAGGGCAAGTATCCGCACCTGATTGTTGGTCAAATGATGGCATCACCTCAGATGCCAAATCACGTAACCGTCAGGCAGAGAAGTGCGCTGACTGCCCACAAAACATCAAAGGCTCTGGGCAGGGCGAAAGCCGTGCGTGTCGTTTCCAACGTCGCCTTGCAGTGATTCCTGAGAACGAGCCTAACGGGTTTGTGTATCAGCTTACACTGCCATCAACAAGTATTTTTGGGGATGGTAATCAGGGCAAATGGCCGTTGCTTGCTTACGCAAAACATCTTGCAGCACACGGGGCACCCATCACTGGGGTGATTACTGAGATGCGGTTTGATACATCAAGCCCCACACCAAAGTTAGTATTCAAGCCTGTTCGTCCTATCACTGAGGACGAATTCAATATGGTGCAAGCCGCTAAAGATGCACCAGAAGCTCAGGCAGCGGTTACTATGACAGTGGCTCAAACGGACGGGGTACGTAACGCCCCTGCTGCTCTACCTGAACCAAAGGTTGCAGCAAAGAAAACCGAGCCGGACACTAAACTGTCTGACTTACTCAATGAGTTTGATGACGAGTAAGTTGTAGCCTACGGGCGACTAGATCGACGGATTGAAAAGGCTCCGCGCCGCAGGGAGTCCTGTCGCCCTATCTTTTTTCTGCGGAGGAAGCGGCTATGGATACATTAAAATTTTTAGAGACAGTATTACCAACGCAAGGTATCTACGTTGCGTACACATCGAAAGGCCCAAAAAAAGATAACGTATATAAGCAAAGCTACTATGAGCAGATCGACGGTCTTATTGAACGAGGACAAGAAGCAAAACGTATAGGTTGGGATGCGTACTTCGCACTGGCTACATTTCCTGTTAAAGGAACCCGCAAAGCTAAAGACGCAGCCTACTTAAAGAGCTTGTTTTTAGATGTGGATTGTGGGGAAGGAAAGCCCTATGCCACACGCGAAGATGGAATACGCGCCCTAGTTTCTTTCTGTAAAACATACAAACTACCCAAACCTTTACTGACGAGTAGTGGTAGAGGTGTCCATGTCTATTGGCCTTTCACCCAAGAAGTTACCAAAGAAGAATGGCAGAAGGTTGCATGGAAACTCGACACACTTATAAAAGCCGCCAAGTTTGAAGTTGATAACTCTATAACTTGTAATGCTGCGTCAGTCTTACGCACTCCGGGCACATCGCACTTTAAGAGCGAACCACGACCCGTCGAGATCATCAATGGAGAGTGCACCCCCCAACCCTTTT